AATAATCGCTTAACACGGTCAATCGCACGCTCAAGCCATTTGCGATAAAAAGATTCGAAGTCCTCTGGCTCGCCCTGTTGCTTCCACCAGACATAGAGCGTTGCGCGCAGTCGCTGCGATGGTGTTTTCTGCTCGTCGGTAGGCGCATCTTCTTCTGGTACGTCGCTTTGCTTGAATTGGTTTTCAGAAAATAAAATCCATCCAAATTTCTGATGAAAACCCATTGCGGTGACTTTCTCCTCGGTCGTTAATTCATTGGTGTGAAAGTTGAGCCGCAATCCACCGTCGGCGGTACTGCCCACGCTAGTCAATGTAGCTGGCGCTTGAAAAACTTTTGTCATTACCTACCGCAATCGCTACAACGCTCTAAATCACCGATACGCTCAAACCTGTCGCTCCCGCATTCAGGACACAATTGCCCCGCACAATACACGCAGTCATCCCCACAATCGCCGTCCTTGTGCCGCTGTATCTCGGCGTCAAGGCGCTTCTCGTTTTCATCGGCAAACTGAGACCAATAATCGTCTCTACTCATAATTGTCCCCTTCAAAACAACTGTGTGTGACAAAACGGGCATTTTTTATGACGTATGCTGACACTCTCATTGAACGCCGTGTGACACTTGACGCATGACAATTTCAGCCATCCTTCAACTTTGTCATATTGTCCTAAATTTGGTGGTTCTATGCGCTCACGTTTTTCTGCGTCTTTAATTCTTCTGTAGTCATCTTTTATATAAAGGTATCTGGGCATGACTTTTTTATTGCAGCACCAAGGTTGTCGGCCCCAAAAACACATCGGCCACAACACTACCAAAGTTAGGCGAGCGGCGATCAATCTCCTCGATAAAATGCGCCGCGCCTTTGGGATACTTTTCGCGGCACTCGTAGCAGTAGCAGGCTATCTTCCAGCATGTGAGCAAGTCGCGCTCCTCGTGGCCGTTACCGATGCCATGCTCGTCACTGTAGCGGGCATTGGTTAACTTGACGTAGAATTCTAAAAGGCTGATTGATTTCATTTGCCTTCACCTCTTAGCCAATCTTCGATGGCGTCCTGAATCACCTGCGCCAACTCGTCAATCGCGGTTTCGGGTATCGGGTCGTAATGGTCGTCCAGAAACTCTATCGCTAAGTCGCGGCATTTGCGGTCGTAGCTCATTTCGCCCTCCGTATCTCCAATAGGATTTTGGATTTGCGTGGCCACTCGGCCCACAGTTTTTTCATCGGGAATAGCCAGGAGAGTATGCGCTGGATGATTTTCATCACTTCACTTCCATCCTGACGTAACCCTTGCTCTCCATGCATTGGTGCTCAATCATGTCCGACGCTATCGACGCACTGATGCTGCCGACGTTGCGGCTAGCCTGCTGAAAGTGATTATCGGCGTCACGCTTACACTCGTAAATATCTTTGGCATAAGTGCCTTGAGCGCCCTGTGTCTTGACGTATTGGTACGTAGAGCATCCTGAAAGCAGGATGGCGAGAATTATGGCGTGTGTGGTTTTCATTGGACCCTCTGAATAAAATCCCATGCCCAATGCGTCGGGATAGGATTGATTTGATATTGAATCACGTCACCGTTAAACCAGATTCGCGCATGCACTGAACGGCCTTCTCTCCATACTTCGCGATGCATATAGCCTTCACCGATAATCCAAGTTCCATACTCACCCTTGGCGGCAAGCAGGGTATAAGGCCGCTTTTGATGAAATGCTGTTTGTGGTTTCATAACCGTGCCTCCTTTGGCTTGCGCTTGGCCTCGGCCAAGGCGTCTAGAGTTTTATAGGCCGGTCCTCGCAATGTGTTGCACCGTATACAAACCGGCTCGACTTTTAATGGCTCAAAATAATCTCGATGGTCGTAGCTTTCCGCTTCTTCTCCGCAGTCAACACATTTCGGAATCTCGTGTTTTTCCAGACATGCGTTAGCATTCCGACCAAGGCGAAATAATATGCCCTGTGAAAAGGCACGCATTAATTGTCTCGCCGCTAACCTCTGCATGGTTCTATATTCGTCTACTACAGCGCTGTCGTATTGAATCAATAACTTCATGACCGCGCCTCGTGTTGCGGCGGTTTCTTTGGCATCTGCGCTAGTGCGCGCCTAATAAGAAAAAGCGCTTGTTTGCCAATGGAACGATTTTCATCGGCTGCCTGTCTTTCCACTTCCTGTTTGATGGACAACGGTAGCCGAATAAGGATGGTGGACGTTTTTGATTTCGATTGCATGACATACTTATACACACGGTATCAAAGTGTGTCAACGCTATTTATCGGGCAAACGTGATTTATTATATGGCGAAAATGCCCGACTAGCGGGAATAGATGGTGGCGTTGTAGTGAAGGTTGACGAGGTTGACGCTGGTAACGGTATTGCCGAATTCGGTAAAATATATGGTCATCGGCGCATAGGTCGTCACTAGGGTCTTGGCAAGCGTATAGCTCTTTTTCTGTGCGTTTCCTACGGATATGGAATCCATAAAAAGGCGGTTGGTGTAGTCCGTTAGATAATCTCCCCACAGTAGGCCAAATCCCGCTGGAGAGTTTATGACGCTCAGGCTATTGGCAATAAATACAGGTTCCAGTGCGAGCTGTGGGCCACCGTTACGGGCAAAATCCATAGTGGCTTGCAGAAATACGGTTGCGCCTGATTTGTTAATTGTGATTGCCGCATAACTGTGCGGGTATAATCCAGGCGATACAAACGATGGCTCTAATAGCTGCATTGAATCCGCATGCTCGTAAAACAGATAATCAACGGTCTGCCCTGTTGATACGAATGTACCGCTGAAACTGATCGTGACTTCCCAATCGCCCAAATAATTACGCACGCCGCGCGTGTTAAAGGGCACGACTTTGTACTGCATGTCGGCCTGTAGCGAGTCGATCATTACCGTTTCTTCGTAGTGCGTGCCTAAGATAGGCGCGACAAAGCTATAATCCGCCGACGCCTCAATAGTGCGTCGATACAGATCAAACCCATCAAAGAAGCCGCCGCGGTGTAGCAGCGTATAACGGTCGCCTGAGTTTGGTGGATACGGTGGAAAGCCCACAATGGCAGACTGAAATCCAGGCGCGTAAAAGGCTTGGTGATCCGAGCCTGTCCAATAATTAATGGTACGGACTGCGCCTTCATTGCCCTTTGCACCTGGCCCAGGGCCGGCCGAGCCGGTATTCATGCGAAACATATCGCCGTTGAGCGAATAACGCACAGGGCAATGCGAACCGCTGAGCACTACGTAGGATGACGCCACGGTGCCGAGCTGCCCGCCTTCTTCTAGCGGTGCCGGCACGACGTCTACATTGAGCAGCGCCGCCACGGTGCCATCCGCCGCTATATTATAAGTAATGCCGCCCTTGACACTTAACGGCTGCGCTGGCGGTGCGTTCATATCCCAGAATGTAATCGTGCTCACCAGCGTCGGCGTGATCGGCACAGTGGGCACGTACTCCTGCACGACTAATGAATGCTTAGCCGTTTGCGGGTCGAAATTGATTCGCTTGACGAAACACGTTCTGAGGTCTTCTGACGTGATACCGATGGCCCAGCGGTCGCCGTTTTGCGGTTGAATATTGAATGGATTGCTAGGGCTAACGGTAATCGTGATAATGCTCGGCGCGCCCGCTGGAGGTGTCGTCGCCACGGTGCGTACTTCGGGCGAGTCGCTTTGGGTGTGCCATAAATAAAACTCATAAGTGTAGCCGCTATTAACCGTTACCTCGCGGTCGAGCACGACATTGAATAGATCGCCCTCAAGCACGCGCCCACCATAACCCATCTCAAAGCCAGTAGTGACGATACCCACTTTGCACATATCGCCAGGCTCAACGGCTAGCGCCTCGATGCCCGTGGCGAATTGCATCTCGCGTACACTTTGACGGCGCCGTTGCAATTGATAATAGCCCTCGCGTACGGCCTCGGACTCGCGCGTGACGCCGATCAAACTTAAGTCCACATCCTTGATCGGCTCGTTGCGGCCATAGATGCTGGCCGAGTCCTGCACGAAAATCGTGTCCATGTTGAAATCGGCCATGCGGTTGGGGAATGACAGATTGACTTGATTCGGCGGTGTGGGATCGGTGGCGCCTATCGTCAATTGAAACGTGCCGGGTAGAATATTGCCCGCATGAAAAATCTGTCGCACGGGCAAGTCGCCGCGGTCGGTTATGATCTTAAATTTACCTTGACTATAAATAAGCGCTGATCGGTAAAGCCCCAGCATGTCGTTTACCCACTGGATATGCGGCTTCTTCTTGTCCATCACAATGTCTAAACAGTGCTGCGGCTCCAAACCGCCTGCGCCGTTGGAGACTTGCGAATCGCATAGCGTGGCAAAATCAATAAAGGACTGAATATTTATGGCCGACGTCGGGATAAACGGCCCCATGCCGTAGACCGAATTCGTCATGTAATCCAGAATGCCCCAGGCTGGATTTCTCGTCCATGTGGTCACATAGGTTGTCGTATTGTAGTACGCGCGCACGTTACGCCCGCGCAGGACGGCGCTAATCGTAGGTGGTCCGCCCTGAAGTTGATTGGTTGCGATAGCCTTGACGGACAGAAGCGCCGTGCCTGAATACGTCTCCACCTGCGCATCTGACATTTCGGTAACATTGCGCAGCCAGATATGAGCAAAATCGGCATCGCCTTTGGCTAGGTCGCTGCGCTCATGCTGAGCTTCGCCTATCCACGTAAGACGAAAATCCCATGCGGCACGACTGGGAAGATTGTAAACTGGCGCATCCCATATCTCGCCCTTGTCCGCACCTGAAAATGCAC